ACACCTTCGAGAACAATGGCAAGTCCATCGAGCACATCGCTCCGATGGGAACCGACTCTGTTGTCCTTGATGGGAAGCGGTGGACGCGACAGCCGGTGGCCCGCTTCGGGGTCACCGGTTTTGCCCAGGAACCTGGACTCAAGGACCATGTGAAGAAGGGATTCAGCCGGTTGGAAGACCGCCAAGGATCCCGCTTCGAGAGCACTTTCACCAAGAATCAGATTCGCAAGATTTGGGACATATGAGCGACGTATCTAATCAGGCCATCGAGTATTCGATGGGACAGGGCGGTTTCCAGCTCGTGACCGCCACCACGCTGACCACTGGCCCGTTCGTGGCCATCACCACGATCGCCCCGACCACCTTCACTTCGATCACCGGTGGCAACATCAGCGGATCCTGGTCCACTGCGACCATACCTGCGGGTATCACGCTTCCGGGGCCGATCACGAGCTTCCAGATTTCTAGCGGTCAGGTGGTGGCGTTCAATGGCGTGATTCAATCGTGACACTCTCTCTCGGCACACGACTGGTATCGAACGGTGGGGGTAGTGTTACCCCTGGCGATCTACCGATCTTGCGCCGGGACTTGCTTCAGGAGGACGACTTCTTCGTTCTGCTGGAGGACGGTGACAAGATCGTCATCACGTTCGGGACTTTCGATTCCGTCTTGTTGGAGGACGCATCGTTCCTGCTGCAAGAGGACAGCGGCAAACTCATCATTCAAGCTAACTAACAGTTTATGGCAGATACCAAGATCACAGCACTGACGGCGATCTCGACCGTCGATCCAGCGGTGGATGTCCTCCCCATTGTCGATGTCTCCGACACGACCATGGCGGCGAGCGGCACCACGAAGAAGATCACCAGCAACCAGATCCTCGGGGCCGGCGGCACCGCCACCCTCGCCTCCGCCACCATCACCGGCGATCTGACGGTGGATACGAACACCCTCTACGTTAAAAGCTCGACCAATCAGGTTGGTATCGGAACCACTTCTCCGAATGCCAATTTCACTCTCGATCTAACCTCTTCAAATGATGCTCGTGCGCGTCAATGGTTTGCAGATGTCGCGCTCGTTGGCACCGGTGATTTGTCGACTGGGTTCCAGATCAGAACTCTTGGAACAGGTACAAATGGATTAAAGATTGCCAACGCTGGAAACACGGTCGAATGGCTTCGGATTGACTCTACTGGAGTTCATACTTGGCAGAACGTCGGCGGAGTCGCTGGCACCGCCATGACCCTGAACTCCACGGGGCTGGGCGTGGGGCAACCTGCTACCACATCGAAACTTGAGGTTGGAATAATCAACACTTCGACTGCTGGACTGATTGAAGCAAATGCGCTTAAGATCGAGAACAGCAACGCAACGGTAAATAATGCGGCTGGATTGTTCCTTTCTCAAAGCGGAACTGCCGGTTGCGGTATTGCTGCAATCGCAACTAGCAGGACTGCTGGAAGCAGGACTTCTGACCTTGCGTTGTATTATTACAACCAATCCACCTCTTCGTCTCCTATTGAGGGTCTTAGGCTGAACAGTTCCGGCAACGTCGGCGTGGGGGTTACGCCGAATACTTGGACCGCTTACAAGGCGCTTCAGATCAACACCGTCAGCGCAATCGGTGGATCTAGCGGCAGCACTGATGTCGGTCTGAACTGGTATTACAACGGTGGGAACAAGTACATCGGCAACGGTTACGCCAGCAGCTACATCCAGTACAATGGAACGCACATTTTCAACATTGCTGCGAACAATGTTTCAGGTGCTGGAGCTGCACTGAATTGGACTCCAGCGATGACGCTCGACACGAGCGGGAATCTGTTGGTGGGGACGACGAGTAGCAGCGAAACGTCATCTGTAGGCCACAAGATCAACACCAGTTTGACGGCTCCTTGGCTCGCTACTGTCGGTTCCGCTTCTACGAACAGCAACGTAACATCTTCTGTTTATTCGACCGGTGCCGCTGCCTATCGTTTTTATGTCGGTTACGGAGGCACCGTGTTCGCCACCAACACGACCATCTCGGCCATCTCTGATGCTCGACTGAAGGAAAACGTCCAAGACATCGACGTTGGACTCGGTGCCATTCTCGCCCTCAAGCCGCGCAAGTTCGACTGGAAGGAAGGTAAGGGCAAGAACATCAAGGGCGATCGTGGTTTCATCGCTCAGGAGTTTGAGGCTGTGTTCCCGCAGCTTGTGGACGAGTGGAAGGACAATGCTCCCGAAGGCGAGGCTCCTTACAAGTCCGTTCGCCAAGACCTCATTCCTGTGCTTGTGAAAGCCATTCAGGAACTCACCGCCCGTGTTGAAGCACTCGAAGCCTAATCTACCATGAACATCTCTTGGATCATCGAACGCCTGTTGGTCAAACCGACCGAAGGCAGTCTCACCGATGTCGTCATCACCGCCGACTGGCGTTGCAACGGCTCGCAGGATCAGTACAGCGGCACCTGCTACGGCAGCGCGTCGTTCCAGCCGCCGACCGAGAACTTCACGCCGTATCCTGATCTGACGCAGGATCAGGTTCTCGGCTGGTGCTATGCCAACGGCGTCGATCAGGCGGCCATCGAAGCGAACGTCTCCGCGCAGATTGCTGATCAGATCAACCCTCCGGTCATCGCTCCGCCGCTGCCGTGGGCTCCTCCGGTGATGATCGTCCCTCCGATGCTGCCGCAGGTGACGCCGGAAATCGTTGCGGACGCGCCCGTGGTCGCTGATGCTCCCACCGCATGATCAAGATCGAACTCACTCAGGAGCAGGCCAACGCGCTGCTCCAGCTCATCGACGTTGCTGTGAAGGCCGGTGGTGTGGCCAACGCCCGTGCCGCCCTCCCGCTCGTCGATCTGATCCTCAACGCTGCACAGCCAAAGCCCGAGTAAAACAATGGACGCGACCAGTCATGGCGGTGGATTCGGAGGTATCGTTGGGTTGCTGGGAACAGCGACCGTGGCAATGGTCGCCTCATACATCCCGGAGCTCACCGAGTGGACGCGGTTCCTGACCGCGCTCGCCGCCCTGATCGCCGCCATCACGGCCCTCTACAAAGCCATTAAAAAGAAATGAACCCCAACGTCGCTTCCCTCATCCGCCACGGACTCAGTGCCGCCGGCGGCTTCCTCGTCGCCAAGGGCATGGTCACTCTCGATCAGGTCAATGAGATCGCCGGAGCGGTCATTACCCTGGCCGGCATCGGCTGGTCGGTGTTCAAGAACAAGAAGTCCGACAAGAAGCCCGAGTAACATCCCGCCAGCACGGCAAAACCACCGCCAGCGGGATCACCCATTCCGCTGGCGTTTCTGTTATGGACCCACTCACAAGCATAGCCCAAGGAGTGGCCAACGCGGCCCTCAACAAGATCATCGATCAGAAAGACCAAACCCTTGAAGATGGACAGAAAGACAATCGTTTGCGCGATGACCTCTTGGCTCGCGCTGATGCTGCCGGGTTGCACCCCGACAAGAGTAGTGATGGTCCCTCCAGGACAACCCGTCAGACTGGCTGAATCAGTCAAGGCTCACGTGTGGGCCAAAGATGCCAGCGGGAACACCGTCAAAAGCCGAAACCGCGTGACAATCAGCGAAGGTTGGTACGCACTACCCCCAAGAGAATAGTATGGGAACCCCACTCACAGGCAGTACCGTCGCCAGCACATACACTGGCCTACTCAAGACCGCCGACAACGCCGCACTCACCGCGTCACTCAAGGCTGTCAGCGACGGCAGCGGAACCGATTCCGCGCTCCAAGTCTCCACCACCGCAGCCAACATCAACGGTGATCTGACCGTCGCCACCAACAAGCTCACGGTCGCATCGGCCAGCGGCAACACCGCCATCGCGGGCACCCTCACCGTCACCGGAGCCACCTCGCTCAGCTCGCTCATCACCAGCGGCAACGCCACGATCGGCGGAACGCTCGGTATCAGCGGTGGCCTCACGATCCCCGGCACCTTGTCGGTCACCGGAATTTCCACGCTCACCGGCGCGGTCGGCATGGGCAGTACCCTCAATGTCACGGGACTCTCCACGTTGGCCAGCCTTGGTGTCACCGGCGCTGCTACCATCGGAACCACGCTGGGCGTCACCGGACTCTCTACGCTGGCGAATCTCGCGGTCACCGGTGCTTCCACTCTCGACAGCCTTGCGGTTACCAATGCTGCCACGATCGGCACCACGCTCGGTGTGACCGGACTTTCCACTCTCGGAAGTCTTTCGGTGACCGGGGCTTCAACACTTGCGAGCGCCAGTATTACGGGTGCTGCCACTGTCGGAACCACACTCGGTGTGACCGGCGCGACCACACTCGGTGATCTCGCTACCACTGGGAACACTACAATCGGAAACGCATCCGGAGATTCGCTTACCGTCACAGCGGGAGCTGTCACTATCAACAACCTGCCGTCCAAAACAACGCCAGTTGATGCAGACACGATACTTATCAGGGATTCAGCAGCATCCAACGCCCTGAAGACATCCGCGATTTCAAGCATCAGCTCGGTTAAATTTGTTTGGTCGGAGGAAATTGTTAAGCCATCAGGTGCGGGACAAGTCATGTCCATTTCATCTGGAGTTGGAACTGCAATTCAGGAAAGCGGTTCCACCAGCGATTGGACTTACACTTGGACTCCGAAAACGGTCGGAAACAAGGCGTTGATCAGAGTTTCGGTCCCGTTCCAACCGCAAAACGACGGCATTTGCTATGTTGGAATAGCGCAATCTCCTTACGCTCAACCTGGTGACGTCATATCCGCATCTGGAGTGTATGCTGAATCCACATCGTTCAACACGATGAGCACGGATATCTTTTTCGTATCAACCGCTTCCAGCCATACGTTCAAGATTCTCGTTACATCAAATCAGACGATGTCTATCACGGTTGCTGCGAATGGTAGCGGATCATACTTCAATCAGTCTGGATCAACCTTTCACGCTAAGGTCCACTTTGAGTTGATTGAATTCGCATGAAACCCTCCGAAGTAGCCCAAGCGGCTTGCGACAAGCTCTCGTTCACGGACTCGGCCACGCTCGCGTTGGCCAAGAAGTTCTGCATCCGCCGCTACTCGATGATCTGGGACTCGTGCCTCTGGAACGATACCCTCGGTGTCGTCTCCACATCGGTCACCAACGGCCAGGAACTCGTCACCATCTCGCAATACGTCACCGCGATGTACGCCTCCGGGACAGGCTACAACATGTTCCTCGACTTCCCAGTCGCCTCCCGTTTCACCATCACCGGCGATACCGATGGAATCGAAGTCCCCGCCGCCGAATGGGTCTCGTTCTTCCAGCTTGATCCCAATACGTGGAACAACGTGGACAGCCGCAAGTCCACCCCCGGCAACTTCGTCAACTGGGCTCGCGTTCTCGGCGTCTCCTACGGCGAGGCCGGTGTCCCGCAGATCAAGCTCATCCCGACGCCCAACACCGACGGCACCCTGTTCATCTTGGGCAAGAAGCAGTCGCAGATGCGCCAGTTCGGTGAGGCGACAACCATCTCCAACGACACCAACTTCGAGCTGCGAGGTGTAGAGAACGCACTCATGGCCTACACCGAAGGCGATCTCCTCGAATACTCCCGCCAGTACGGCAAGGCGCAGGCCAAGTTCCAAGAGGGTGCAGCTCAAGTGAGCATCATGAAGGACATGGAGCGTGGCCAACAGCAGCAGATCAGCCGCATCATCCCGGATAGCCTCTACGATTACACGTTCCAGGACATCCTCTAATGCCCTTCCAATCCACAGACGCGCTCGATGACCAGTTGCTTCTGGATGGAAGCAATGGTTTCTCCACCGGTGTCATCTCCGCCACCCGTCCAGATGCCATCCCTGCCACGAGCATGGAAGAGGCCATCAACATGGACTATGACGACTTCGGCAACCTCGTCACTCGTCTCGGGACAATCTCGCTGGCCGGTAATTCCGAATCGCGCAACTGGGAAGACATCATCACCAACTGGGAGTCCACCACTTCCAACTTTGCCAGTAACCTTCCGACTAACTCGCAGGTCTTCTCTGGGTTCTACTTCGATACCGCCGCGTCCGAGCGCCTCGTCATCGCCGTACTGAACCGCAACACCGGAGTCAAAAGCCTCTACTACGGATCTCCTGGTGTTTCGTACAACTCGATCGCCAGCTCGACGATCGATGCGTCGGCCAACTTCGTCTACTTCGCTCAGCTCAACGACAAGCTGTTCTATGCCGA